AAGCAGTGTCACAGCGTTTGGCAAAACAATGACTGCACAGCTCCCTGTTCTAGACTACCAAAACAAGGCAATTAAAAATCCTTCTGCAATGGATGTAAACACGGCAATGCAGAGATGTCTGGCTAAGGCTATTGCACTGCATGGCATCGGCTTATATATCTACGCTGGTGAAGATTTGCCATTGATTGAGGTAGATGACGATGCTATAGAAGAGCAGGTATTAGTAGCGATACGAATGATCGAGTCTAGCGAAACAATAGAAGAGCTAAAGACTAACTACTTTCCGGCTGCCGATACGTTTAAGAGCAATCCAGAAGCAACGATACGTCTAGCTACCTCTAAAAACAAACGCAAAGGAGAGTTAGCATGAGTCCATCATCTCAAAACTTTTGGCTACTAGGGCAACTAAAGAAGAAGCGGCGCTTAACATCTCTGGATGCAATGAAAGAGGCCCAATGTATGAGACTCTCAGCTAGGGTTTATGACCTGCGCTGCATGGGCTATAACATACACACTGAGAATGTCTGGCTTGATAGCGGCAAGGTCATTGGGAGGTACTTTCTAAAATGATAGCTCAAGGGACACCAGAATGGTTTGCACAACGGCTAGGCCATGTAACTGCGTCTAGGATGAGCGATGTGCTTGCAAAGGGTAAGGCAGGAGAAGCTGTTACCCGACAGAAGTACAGGATGCAGATCATTGCAGAGCGTGTTTCTGGTCAAGTAGCTGACAGTTTTAACAATGCGGCTATGCAGTGGGGTACTGACCATGAACCTCTTGCCAGAATACGCTATGAGGCCGATACAGGCTATTTTGTAGACGAGGCAGAGTTCTGCTTTCATCCTACGATAAAGTGGCTTGGAGCGTCTCCTGATGGCATTATCAGTGGTGTTAATGCGTTAATCGAGATCAAGTGTCCTAACACCCAGACGCATCTAGGATATAGGCTTGATAACAAGCCACCTGCTGCTTACGTCAATCAGATGCAGTGTCAGATGTGGGTAACTGGCGCAACTTATTGCGACTTTGTAAGCTACGACCCACGAGTGCCAGAGCATCTACAGCTATTTGTCTCACGGTTACGGAGAGATGACGATCTAATAGCTAAGATGGAAACAGAAGTAGTTAAGTTTTTAGGTGAAGTAGATGACGCAATGAAACAACTGGAGAAAAAATAATGTCTGATTTAAACCAATGTAGTTTCATAGGTCGGCTTGGCAAGGATGTAGAGCTACGAGTTACCCCGGCAGGTGATTCTATAGCTAACTTCAGCATAGGCTGCGGCTGGAAAACAAAAAGCAAAGAAGGCACGGAGTGGGTCAACGTCAGTGCTTTCGGTAAGCTGGCTGAAATCTGTGGTCAATACCTCACGAAAGGCTCACAAGTCTATGTGCAGGGCAAAATGAAAACAGATAAATTTGAGGACAAGAACGGCGTTACCAAGTACAGCACCAAGATTAGTGCAGATACGGTGCAGTTTCTAGGCAAGAGCAAGGAGTCTGAGCCTAAGCATGATTCACGAAATATGCCAGCTACAGACCCGTACAAGACACCTTTTGACGATATGCCTGATGACCTACCTTTTAATTAGAATTATGCTATAATGGGGTTATATTTCACACAGGATATAACTCGTGCATAGTTCTAAGGTTTGCTTTAAGTGTGGTGAAAGTCAGTCATTGTCGGAGTTTTATAAACATCCTATGATGGCTGACGGTCATCTTAATAAATGTAAGTCATGCACTAAAAAAGATACAAAAGCTAATATATTAAAGAATCATGATTACTACATAGAATATGATAAAAACAGAGCAAATTTACCGCATAGAATAGAGGGAAGAAAGCATTATTCTCAGACTGATGAGGGTAAGGCTATGGCAAGAAAGGCAAGAGAAAAGTGGACGAAAGCAAATGTAATAAAACGAGCGTGTCAATTTTTAGTCCAGAATCATGTAGAAAATGGAAGATTAATAAGAGGCACTGTTTGTGAAGATTGCAAGGTTGCACATTGTAGGCTGCATGGTCATCACGATGATTACGCCTACCCATTAGCTGTCAGATGGTTATGTCCAAAGTGTCATGCAAAGTGGCATAAGATTAATGGTAGTGGATTGAATGGATAAATCGCCCTTCTGATGTACAATTAATTTGCGTGATTGGTAGTTGCGCTCTTTGGGCTGCGAGGAATCGTGGCCCTTTTTTTCGTTCAGATTATCCGTGTCCGTGCGGAGACTGTACGCTCTCCGGCGGAGACTGTCTTTTACCCGCTTGCACCGAAATATATCGAAACGGGCAAAGCGGGAAGCGGGAAATCCTTTGTAATATATTGATTCTATTAAAGAAATAAATGTATTATAAAAGTGTTGACAGTTCTAATACATCTCTATAATATTTCTACATCGGGATTCATTTTGAAGCCCAGAACAGGAGATACAAATGAGTAAATATGACGAGTTCTTCCCACGCCAAAAGCGCCCACCATTCGAGCCTACACCGTGGTTTATAATAATTATTGTTGTAATGGCTATTGCCTTCACTTCCTACCTCTCACAATGCGGAGCATAAAATGATTACAGACTTCCAGTTAGCGGCAGCTAGGTTAGTAATAAGTTTCTCACGAGCAGATAACGAAACTAAAGCCAACCTATTAGACTCATACTTTGCAATGGTCAGACAGTATGAGGAAGCTAAGTATCACAACAGAGAGCAGGAGCAGAATCAGGGCTTAGACGAGGTGCTTGACGATCCGCGTCACGGACAGGCTGAACCGCTAAACAGAGGTGACTTCTAATGAGTACAAGAGAAGAACTAGTGAAGGCGGTTTGGAATGCTGCTGCTGTTAGGGCTGCTGCTGCTCATGCTGATTGGGATTCTGCTTATGATGCTTGGGACGCTGCTAGACAGGATTTGAAGGCTTACGACAAGGAGAAGAAAGATGAACTCAAATTACGATACTAGCCCCAGAACGCTCAGAGAGGGCGTAGAACGCAATAAGTCACACGATGGCTACCTACCCTACCTAAACGCTCCTCGCGGCATGGGGCGGGGCTACTCATCCGGCTCATGGGCTGAAGATGACAGGCGGCTGGTACTGTGGATTAAAGTCGCGTTTGTAGCTGCGATAGGAGGTCTAATATGTATTTTTCGGACGATTATCGTCAGTTAGCATGGGATGCCTTATTAATTAAGGGATGGGGCAAAGATGTTCGTATGCAAAGTCTGGTTGATATGTACAAAAAGGACTTTACAGAGCAACAGTCTCCGTTCTCTGAGTTACGCCGATTCCCGTATATGTGGGACACCAGCCTATCAGCCAGAGTATTTGTAGCTCGATACATCCCTAGACTGTCAGAAAAGCTATGGGATAGTCCAAAGGACGCACAGTTCTGGCTAATGATGCACGGAGACAAGGTAAACAGACAGGACAATGCGGCTGATGCAGAGTCTAGGAGAAAGGACATTAATCTAATAAAAAAGTCTATGAGAGAGGATAAAAAAGCAATTGCCGGAAAGATTGAACGTAAAGATCTGTATGCAGCACACAGGCCCAGCGGTCAATGGAATGTATGTAAATAAGTATAATACTCTGGTATAATTATGATATATATCAGGAGGAAGTATGGCACGAGCAGTATCTACAATTCGGGCGTTACTAAAGGACTATGTGGGCGAGATCACGCTAGCTGAGATAGATGCTAGATGTGACCTAAAGACTTGCGAAATCTCAATGGCCTTATGCTACTTACTAAAGCAGAGATATGTTACTAGAGTGCCTATAAAGTCTAATCTGATACTGGGCCGTAAAGAAGTCTGGCTGTATACCTACTACTCAAAGAGACAACCTATTGTGTCCTGAGTGCCAGATAGCAGAGAAGAACCCCGGCTCTGGCTTATACCAATTCAATTGCCGCAGTTGCCGACAAAGACTAATATTAAAGAATAATTGCAGAGAAGTAAGAAAGAGGCTAGTCATCCAGTTCAGAAAATGGGGTGAGAACGAGGCAACAGAAGAGGGAGTCTGCAAGTGTAAGGAGTTCTGTTATAGACAGAGGATGGTAGATGGACGAGGCTGATTACGCTAACGAGGAAGCAGAGCAAAGACTTTCAGCCCTGATTAAACAGGCTAGGAAGCCTATTCCCAAAGGAATTCCGGGTGATTGCGACCTGTGTGGCGAGTGGTCACGATTAGTAGAGGGAGTATGCGCTCCATGTCGAGATCGTTACAAAATCAAATAACTAGGAGAGATAAATGAGTCATTCACCACAACAATTCGTACTAACACTACTTCACAGCGTAACTAACGCCCACATACTGCACTTCCAGACCAAATCCTACAGCGAACACGTTGCATTAGGCACTTACTACACTGAGGTAGACGAGCTTGTAGACTCGTTCGTAGAGGCATATCAAGGCTGCTATGGGATCATAGATGACTATGAGAAGTATTATCTACTGCCTACACCACCTCTAAAGTACATGATGAGTCTAAGTAAGTATGTAGAAGATGAAAGAAAGAAGCTACCGCAAGACTCAGAGCTACAGAACATAATAGATGAGATAGCACAGCTAATCGACAGCACCATCTACAAGCTGAAATTCCTAGCATGATACGCATGGTCAAGACACATAACGGCTACGCAATGCACGAGATAGTCTGCGATGGAACAGGAGCGCCAGTAAGTAGCTTCCCGGCAATCATTCAAGGTATGACAAGATTAGACGCTCTAAAGTACATGGAAGATGTAATAGATGCAGCCAAGTTACCAGCGATACGACTCAACGAGAAGCGAGATATATGATAGTCATTAAAAAAGCAAGTAAAACTGGTAGACCGCCCGGCCCGGGTAGACCAAAAGGGCTGGCAAATAAGTCTACAGTAGCCGCTCGAGAGGCCATTGCCCGGTTCGTTGATGGTAACGCTCACAGAGTGCAGATCTGGCTAGATGCGATAGCAGCAGAGAATGGGCCACTGATGGCATTCCGATGCTATACAGACATGATTGAGTACCATGTACCAAAATTGAGCCGCACAGAACTCACAGGCAAGAATGATGGGCCAGTAGAAATAACGATAAAATGGAAAGCACCGAAATAGAAATGGACTACCAGCCCCGGCTGGCTTTCATGCCGTTCCACAATCGCACCCAGAGATGGGCTTGTCTAATTGCTCACAGGCGCGCAGGGAAAACGGTCGCAGCGACCAACGATTTAATTCGTGCTGCGGCAGAATGCCAGAGTCCGTGGCCTCACTTTGCCTACGTCACGCCCTATAGATCACAGGGAAAATCTGTAGCTTGGCAATACTTAAAGCACTACGCTCGTCCTATTATGAAATCAGCTAACGAGGCCGAATTATTTATTACTTTGCTCAATGGAGCAAAGATAAGCATCTTTGGCGCTGATAATGCCGATGCGATGCGCGGACTGGGCTTCGATGGCTGTTTCCTAGATGAGTACGGTGATTTCAGGCCCAGCGTGTGGGGGTCGGTAATACGTCCTGCGCTGTCAGACAGGCAGGGTTGGTGTGTATTTGCTGGCACTCCGAAGGGTAAAAACCAGTTCTGGGATATCTACAAAACGGCTCAGAGAATACCTAGTGAGTGGTTTTGCATGGCACTCAAGGCATCTGACAGTAAGTTATTGCCAGAAGGAGAGCTGAATGCCGCCAAAGCACAGCTATCAGAAGATCAATATCTACAAGAGATGGAATGCTCATTCGAGGCAAGCATTCTAGGAGCTTACTACGGTACGGAGATGAGGGAGGCTACAGAGCAAGGGCGCGTCACTAGAGTAGCCTATGACAACAACGTGCCTGTTCATCTTGCATACGATCTTGGTTATAGGGATGACACAGCAGTCTGGTTCTATCAAGTAATTCGCGATGAAGTACATATAATTGATTATTACGCTGTTTCTGGTGCAAATATTGATGAAATTGCTGCAAATATCCTGTCAAGGCCGTATAATTTCGGTAAGCACCACCTGCCGCATGATGCACGAGCTAAGACTCTGGCGGCTGCTGGTAAGAGTGTAATCGAGCAATTAGCGGTACACTTTGGCATCAACAGTCTAGCTATCGTGCCAGATTTAAGCGTACAAGACGGTATACAGGCTGTTCGTAAAGTCTTGCCACAGTGCTGGTTTGATGCAGACAAGTGCAGTGAGGGTATCGAGGCTTTACGTCAGTATCAAAGAGAGTACGATGAGGACAAGAAGGCGTTTCGGCAGACACCACGACATGACTGGTGTTCTCATCCGGCAGACGCTTTCCGAATGTTATCAATAGCATGGCGGTCAGAGCCACGAGTCAGACAGCCTGATGCGGCTAAACCGCTGATGGTAGGAGAGCAAAACACAGCAACACTTAACGATGTGTGGGCGCAAGCAAATCAACCTAAGAGAGGCAGAATATGAGCATACAATCACCATTTAGATACCAATCCGAACACGTTGCAGTCAGTCAAACAGCACAAGTCTTAGGCGGCACAGGCGCAATCGGTGACTACATCCACAGACTAATATGTACAGTCACCACCGCTGCTACAGGCAATGTAGTTCTGGTAGACGGAACAGGCGTAGGCATATTGACCCATACAGTGCTACCTGCATCATGCGGCACAGGTATCAATGTCTACAATATCGAGATCAACGCTGCATCTACTACTGGTGCATGGAAAGTAACGACAGGAGCAGGTGTTGAGGTTATGGCTGTAGGCATATTCTCAGCATAATGCCTAGTCCTAAACAACTAGCTGCTGGACCTCTT